ATGCTTATTGAAGACTATGAGTACCAGACAGACGAACCATTTTACGACTATAGCAAATAAGGTTTACTGTGTCGGCTCTACTTAATAACCTGAAACCTAATTCAGACGTATATAATGCAATGTCTACTATTGACAAGACCACTCTAAATGAGTATAATATACGGTATTGTTCATATAAAGCAGGCACAGTATACGTTATAGTTGTATCTGAAGCCATAGACTCCACAATGGGAAGTAGGTGGAGTAGAGCAAAGGTACATTGTCGTGATAGGGGGGTTCATCTAGACGTGTCTATAGTAACACAGGAGCAGTATAGTAAGTGGGTCTATCATAATATTAGAAAAGATCCAAATTCAGCGGAGGAATGGTTACAGAGGTGGTACAAGGTAATAGATAAAGAACCACAAAGCGGTATGTGGTCAAAGGCAGCAGACAATATCTACTACTTAAAAAATATTAGCGACTACACGGCAATCGCGCCAAAAATACTTGAAAGCGGCTACCTCTCAATGAGGTAATCCAAATTGGATAAACTATGACAGTAGAAATTGATTATGATCGAGATAACTTGCTTACTGACTATGCAGTAGGTATGTTAAAAGATTTTTATATGATTGAGAGTGAACAGTCACCACAAGATGCCTACGCAAGAGCATCTACCGCATGGTCAATGTACAAAGGACAACTAGACGAAGTACTTGCACGACGACTCTATGAATATGTTTCCAAGAAATGGTTCATGTTTGCTTCACCAGTCCTCTCAAACGCACCAGATGGTGATAGGAAGTCAAAGGGACTACCCATCTCATGTTTCCTCACATACGTCCCAGATACCCTAGAGGGTCTCATTGAACACTCCAGTGAGTTGCGTTGGTTATCTGTGATGGGGGGTGGTGTCGGTGGACACTGGGGAGACGTGCGTACGGTCTCTGACATTGCGCCTGGACCCATTCCGTTCATGCACACTGTAGATGCGGACATGATTGCGTATCGTCAGGGTAAGACACGTAAGGGGTCTTATGCGGCATACTTAGATGTGCATCATCCAGACATTGTAGAATTCCTAAATATCCGTATACCGACAGGTGACGTTCAACGGAAAGCTCTGAACATTCACAATGCTATAAATATCACAGATGAGTTTATGGCTGCGGTCTTAAACAATACAAATTTTGACTTGCGTGATCCGAAAGATGGTATAGTAAAAGAATCCATCAATGCACGTAAGTTGTGGGAACGAATCCTTGAGGTACGTTTCCGTACGGGTGAACCGTACTTGAATTTCATTGACACTGCGAATCGTGCACTCCCGATGCCACTAAAGGAAAAGGGTCTCAAGATTCACGGGTCAAACTTATGTAACGAGATTCACTTGCCGACAGGTCCAGACAGGACTGCGGTATGTTGTCTCTCATCACTCAATCTAGAATATTATGATGAGTGGAAAGATACCAACATCGTGCGAGATATTATTCGCATGTTGGATAATGTTCTTGAGTACTTTATCGAGAACGCACCAGACAGCATTTCACGTGCAAGATACTCTGCTGCTCGTGAACGCTCGATTGGATTGGGTGCAATGGGATTCCATTCACTCTTACAGAAACACTCTGTTGCTTGGGAGTCTGATAAAGCCCGAGAGATAAATAAGGTTGTCTTTCAACATATCAACAAACAAGCAACAGAAGAGTCACGGCTCCTTGCGAAAGAGCGAGGTGAATACTCAGACGGTTTAGGTTCAGGAATGCGTAATGCGCATCTAATAGCAATAGCACCAAACGCGTCGTCGGGAGTCATTTTATCAACGTCACCATCGATTGAACCACTGAAGGCATGTGCTTATACGCATAGAACTCGTGCTGGTTCTTTCCTAGTGAAGAATGTTTATCTGACCCAACTCCTCAAAGAGAAGGGTCATGATAACGAATCTACGTGGTCCAGCATTATCACCAAGAAAGGGTCGGTGCAACACCTACCTTTCCTTAACGAAGGTGAGAAGGCAATCTACAAGACCGCACAAGAACTAGACCAGAATTGGGTGGTGACACACGCGGCAGACCGACAACCATTTATTTGTCAGGGTCAGTCAGTCAATCTCTTTTTCCCTTCCGGTGCCCCTAAGCGATACGTCAATAAGGTGCATTTTAACGCGTGGAGAAAAGGGTTGAAAGGTCTATACTATTTGCGCACAGAGGCAAGTTCTCGTGCGGAGACGGTATCAGACAAAGTCGAACGGGTTGCATTAATGGATGACAACCGGACTATAATCTATGGTAAATCTAACTGCCCGTGGTGCACTAAGGCCATCGAAGAGTTGCAGTTACAGGGAGTCGATTTCGATTACGTGGACCTTGAAGTAATCAAGAAGTCTGCGGCAGAAGTTACTGGTCGAAAAGATGTTACGACGGTCCCTCAAATTTACATAGAAGGAAGATACATTGGTGGTTATGAAGACCTTATGCTCCAATTGAAAACGGATATCACATTGACCGTGGATGATGGAGACGAATGTCGAGCTTGTGAAGGATAAGGGCAAACGCCTTACATACAACTTATAATACAGGTCTATTATGTCGTTACTTAAATTTTCAGAAACATATAAACCGTTCCTATATCCTTGGGCGGTTGAATTAACAAAGAAACACGAAGAGATCCATTGGATCGAAGATGAAGCAGAGTTGTCTGAAGACGTACAGGATTGGAAAACCAAACTGTCAGATGATGAGAAAGTATTCATCACACACGTACTACGATTGTTCACACAATCCGATGTACAGGTAGGTGAGAACTACCACGAACTTCTAATACCGAAGTTCAAGAATAACGAGGTGCGTAACATGCTGTCCTCGTTCGCAAACCGTGAAGGGGTACACCAACGTGCGTATGCTCTTCTTAATGATACTCTAGGTCTACCAGACGAAGATTATCATGCGTTCTTAGAGTACTCGGAAATGGCAGATAAGATTGATTTTATGAAGGATGGGAACATCTCTAGTCATATGGGTCTTGCACTTGCGTTGGCACAGTCTGTGTTCAACGAAGGTATGTCAGTATTCGCATCATTTGTCATGCTACTGAACTTCCAACGTTTTGGAAAGATGAAGGGTATGGCAACAATTGTGGAATGGTCCATCCGTGATGAGACTATCCACGTACAGGGTAACGCAAAGTTGTTCCGTGAGTTTACAGATGAACACCCACGTATCATCAATGATGAACTCAAGTCAAAGATATATCAGATGGCAGAGAATGCTGTCGCACTAGAAGACAAGTTCATTCAACTTGCATTTAAAGGTAACAGTGTGCAGGGTCTAACCAAGAAGGAAGTACGCGACTACATACGTCACATTGCTGACCGTCGACTACTGCAATTGGGACTGAAACCATTGTTCAAACAAAAGAAAAATCCACTACCGTGGTTAGATTGGGTACTGAACGGAGCATCACACGACAACTTCTTTGAGAAACGTGTAACCGAATATTCAGTAGCTGGCATGGAAGGTGAAGACTTCGGTTGGGATGAGATAGAATTAGAGGTAGCTTGATGGACACCGAATACAATATCGAATGTCCGATTTGTGATATACAGTCGATCGTGAGGGTTCCTTATGAAGAGGAACTCCCACGTCACTGCCCTATGTGTGGGGCAGACGCAGAAGCCGAAGAATCGGAAGAGTGGTAAATAAGTGAGGCTAGAAGATATTGAAAAAAGATATTGCCTATCTCTAAAAAGAAGACCCGATCGAAGGCGTTTAGTATCAAAGAATCTAGAGGAACATGATATAGAGTTTGAATTCTTTGATGCAGTAGATGGTCAGTTCATGAATATTGATCGAAGTGGTTGTAATGAGTGGATGAGCAATGCAAGCAAAGGAACTTTCGGAATCCGAATCGTATATCCAACTTGTAAAAAACGCAGAGTTTCTAGGGTTGTCTAATTTCTTGATCTTTGAAGACGACGTTGAATTCTGTAATACGTTTCAGAAAGATGTTAATATATTTCTAGAAAATGTCCCAGACGATTGGGATATCATATATTTTGGCGGTAATCACCTAGACCACTTCCCCGTTCCTGTCAATGAGTATGTCAGCAGATGCGTGAGTACACGGACTACTCACGCCTTAATATTTCGGAATACTTGTTATAATAAGGTTCTAGATAAGATAACCAGTTTTTATTCTCCGGTGGATGAGATGCTTGCTGAAATGCAAAAAAAAGGAGAAGTTATTGCATATGTTCCTGTGCCATCTCTGGTATGGCAATTTGAAAGTTACTCTGATATCGAGGAGAAAAAGGCCAATTATAAGTTCCTAAAAACATATACCGAAGAAGACTATAAAAAATCAACGGGGTTTTAAATAATTGTTATGAATCTAAAAGATGTAATTACTACTGTACCAAATTTTCCTGTCGAAGGGGTCATGTATAAAGATGTCACCAGCATTCTACAAAACCCTAAAGCATTCGAATACAGCGTTGAAAGTTTAATGAAATTCTGCACCGGACGACGCATCACCGATATAGTATCACCAGATGCGAGAGGGTTCTTATGGGGTTCTCCTGTAGCATTCCTAATGGGGGTGTCACTCCACATGGTACGTAAACCAAACAAACTACCACCACCTGTAAAGTCTCAATCATACGATTACGAGTACGCTAGTGGGGTGTTAGAAATGAAAGCGGATGCTCCTCTTAATGCGAACAGTAATGTTTGTATCATTGATGATGTGAATGCAACTGGAGGTACTGCTCTCGCAATAACCGATTTACTTAAAACGTTTGGTGTGCAAGACATATGTTATGCGTCAGTTATTGACCTTGCATTTCTTGGAGGTTCATCCAAACTTGATATGGACACGTTCAGTGTAGTGACTTATGAATAGTATTATATTAATTGCCCTAGAACTAGAGGCACCAAAAATGTCTCAGTGGAACAACGTATTCTTCACTGGGGTCGGTAAAGTCAATGCAGCGATGACTGCTGCAAAACTAATCGAACGATACAAACCAGAGAGGGTGTTCAACTTTGGTACTGCCGGTGGTATCACAGTAGACAGTGGTCTGCATAGAGTAGACAAGTTCGTGCAACGCGATATGTCATGTGCGGGTCTAGGATACAGTCCTGGCCAAACGCCATTCGAGGACGGAGTCATCTTAGGTCACGTTCATGATATTGAATGGGAAACCGGAAAGGTTTGTAGTACGGGGGACAACTTTGTTGCAGACCCAGACCTTGAGATTCCTGCTGACCTAGTAGAGATGGAAGCATATGCCATTGCAAAGGTATGTCAGGATGCGGGGGTAGAGTTTCATTGTTACAAATATGTCAGTGACCAAGCGGATGATGATGCCGCAGAGGAATGGTCCAAGACAGTATCCCAAGGCGAACCATATTTCATACGAACTTACATGACCTATAAGTAGGTGCATGGAATGGCTATTTGAAGACACATTGTTCGATCCCGAAGAATCCTTTCTAGAAGATTATCAGGGGTTCGTCTACATCATCACAGAGTTGACTACTGGTAAGAAGTATATCGGTAAGAAGTTCTTCTGGAAACCAAAGACCCTACCAGTAACCAAGACGAGAAAGCGCAAAGTAAAGACTCGTGCTATATCGGACTGGAAGAAGTATTTTGGTTCAAGTCAGGAAGTAAAATCCCTAGTTGAAGAGAAAGGTGCAGAGAATTTCAGGAGAGAGATTCTGAAACTCTGCCGCACCAAAGGGGAGTGTTCGTACTACGAAGCAAAACTACAGTTCGAGTACGACGTTCTACTCAGGGACGATTTTTACAACGCGTTCATTGGATGCAAAATCCACGCGAAGCATCTACCCAAAGATTAGATGCGGTCGAACCCGCACATTGCAACTTTGTACTTCTCATTACCAAGAAGCATCTGGTCACCCATCGAGGTAGACCGCAAACCATACGTCACACCTTCGTGAACCGGAAGGTCTGCCATCACAGTCACATCTTCTGAATAGTCCGGATTGTTTTCGATGTCATCACGACTCCATGAACCACCAAAGTTCTGGGTGCGGTAATATGCATACTCAAGGGCATCATCACCAGTACGATTGCCGACGGCAACAAAGGCAACAGTTCGGGGCGAATCTTCAAACGCGGTGTGGATAACAGCAACTTTCATAACTTGATTCCTTCATTAATTTATGTAGCCATTGTACATGTTTTTGAAACAGATGTAAAGGGCATGGTTAGATTATTTTAGCATATACAAAAAGTTCTTATGCCAAAATGTTCTAAAAAAAGTGTTGACTTTATTTCAAAAACAGGTATAATAGCTACATAAATTAATGAGGTTACCTAATGACTTTATCTTACGAATGCGTTTTACAAAACTTTCCTACATGTGCTGGTATGGCAGTGGGCACCACTGTCGTAGTGCGGGACGTTCCCGCATCAAGTAACTCAGGTGGTACCGCAACACTTGAGGTAATCCGCCTCACAGACTCGTATTGTAAGGTTCGAGAGGTGTGACTAATTACCAAAAATAAGTCACGCTTAGTCGTTGACAGATGTTTCCAAAAGATGTATAATGGCTACATAAACT